CAACAAACGGATTGTTCACTTAATTATTTAATTTGTGAACTGGGAGCTTATGTCAATTTTCTGAAGTAATGATAAGCGAATGTGACAGGGAATTCAACAGTTTCGCCTGTGCCGCCAGCGATATTGTAATTAATAGCACCAACGCTACGGATCGAAACACCAACCAGCTGATATTGCGCTGTCTTAGCTAACTGATTATCAAGCTGAACGAGATCGATAATAGCTGTCTGCTTTGGTGCAAAATAATTGCCTGTGCTGGAGCTATCATCAAAAATATCTCTGGACCATTGTTCGAATTTCTGTCTGAGTTGAGATCTTGCATCTGAGTAGAATGTCAATGTATAGGCTTCACTACCTGGATATGTAGCATTACCAGGAAGATTAAAGTTTAATCCCATGTAAGGTACTGGCACGTTAGTGATTGCTCTTTCAGGTAGAGTGGCGGACTTGCAGTAAACTAAATCGTCTTGATCGAACGAAACGTTGCTTGCTCCACCGGTATTAATAGAAAGTACACGGAAGTTATAATCGCGTGCAAATTCTCTTGTTGCGGCTACTCTGTAGAAGTCTGTGATTAATTGATTTACATCTGCCATAAAATTATTTATCCTTTAGGTGATAATCTCCTGGAAGTTTGTACCTGTTCTTGTAGCGTAGAAGTTACAAAGGATAAACTCTGTAGTCTTCACAGGCTTTAGATAGATATCAACAACCATTGCATTGTCGTCGATTACATCAGGGGTATTATTTCTTTCGTCGCAAATGATCAAGTAGTCATATAGACCTTGTGTATTCTTTGCTTGTTCGAAAATTGGCTGCAATGTATTTACAACTTGCGTTCTTGTGAAGAGTGTGTTTGGCTCAAACAAGAAGTACTTGATTGTATCGCGAACAGCAATTTCTAGTGCAAGGAATAACCTGCGTACATTGATACGGTCAAATGCACTTGGTTTCTTCTGCATGGTCTTTTGACCAAAGATTACAAATCCTTCAGCAGGGAAATATGCTACAGGATTAATTGGAATCTTATACAGATTATCACGCTGTTTCTGCTGAGGGTAGAAGGCAATGTCTGTTACACCGGTAACAAGACCACGGGTGAACCCAGCGGGCGCATACCAGGGTTGGTAATTAGAATCTGTTGTCGCCATGATACCGGCAGCGTAACCAGAGAAAGGTACCCAAATCTGTTGATTCAATACTGGATCAACGGTACGTGCACATGTTGCAAAGGCGCAGCTGTAGCTATTATCCAGAGGACCATATGTGTTCTTTAATGGCCAGTAAATATTCTGTGAGAATGTCTTGGTCGAATCATCCAGAGTGCGGATGTTATTACCAGTAATAAAGATGTTTATTAATGGATCAGAAATAAAGAGGTGATCTTTTCTTTCATTTACTGCGAAATTAATAAATGTATTTTGTACAGCTAGCCAATTTGCAGCAACGTCAGGCATGGATTCGAGTCTGCTTGAGCTTAATAGTGATACTTGAGTATCATAAGCTACTGTGTCATCGAAATAACCAGATGTTGCAGGGTTAAAGGAGTTGGCATAAACTGTGCCCAATCCACCTTCAACGGTGATATTCAAGGGCACAACATCGTGATTCTGTACCTTCTCAAACATCTTTACAAGCTTAGCAGGTATATTACCGATCTTTTTGCTCGTTAAATCTTGTGACTGATAATCACCGAGAGGGAATAACGCATCAGTACTGCCGTAGTACTCTACAAGGGTTTGTAGTGCATCACGAGGAGCGCCAACACGTGCTTCAAATTCTTCTTCAGTTTCACCAGGCAATAACTCAATATTAGGTGAGCTTAAAAAGCGTACAAATTTTGTAGGTACACCTTGTGCATCTAGATAGCTACTTCTATTTTTTTGCGAAACATATGGATTAACAAGTACTATTGTGTTGGTCGAGCCATCGTCAACACTTTCTAAGAAAAAGCTATTGTCTGGGCCGCCGTTAGGATTGTGTAGACGTCTATGAGAGTCCATTGATCCAACCATAGATTCTTGCATTTCAAAATCTAATGCAATACTGTCTGGCGAAAATACAGATTGTCTAAGTTTAAATACACCAATTACGGCAGTGTCATTAAATTTGTTAACTGAGATATCAAAGGAAGCAGCACCTTCAAGAACTTCTGACAAGCTATCTGTTAAGCCTGTTGACTCTGCGGACAATGTAAAGTTTAATCTTGCAGAAGGCACTTGAATAAAATCATCTTTAACAGCTTTGTTGTCATTGTTTAGCGAATATACTTTTGTAATGTCGTTATATTTTGTAGCAGGGTTAATATTGAGATTGTCAATTACACCAATATAATAACCTTCAAATCTCGAATTAATTGTTGATTGAGCTTTATTAAGA